TAAGGTACTAAGACCTAAACAAAAAGATAACCCCGTGAGTAGCCTTAAAATAGCTAACACGGGCTTATCTCGTAATTATATATAATACTATGAAAGATACAATAACATTACACACCTTCGGAACATTTATGGAATATCACAATAACTTATTTGATGATTTTGTTGAGAAGAAAGATTATGAGAAATTAGCTGAGTATGTTATATTATGTGATATTATACCAATATTTAGAACACACCTAAAAAGTCCAAGATCACAAGACATCATAGAACAATATGTTTCAGAAATAAAAAGGTTTGCGGAGAATTTATATGACTTGTCAGAAAAATATGGATATGATACAGTTTCAGAGTATTCTATAATTAATGATTATACTGATGTAATTTTCGCTCTGTAGCTATTTTAAGATACCACCAGAGAATTATCTTTTTTAAAACAATAAAACTACTTATAATCAGGAAGACCTCCTGAAATTAATCAAGAGGTCTCCCCATTAAAAAAAAATATATATGATGAAAATTTTAAAAACTTTCAAGATTATATATCAATTATACCAAGCTCCCAAATTTATACTATTGATGATACATCAGCTATTATTCGTTGTTCGTTTTTATTGATGACATATTTCATTCTACATTGTTCAAATATTAATTCATATTCTGTTAATTGATCTATATTAAGATATACAATTTCTGGGTGCTCAACAATTCTTTTACAAAATCTATAAACTTTAATATCAATATGATATAATTCTAAATTATTTTTAAATGCTAATTGATCAAATATATTTTTAGAATTTCTTAATTTAGATGTTCTAATTTTACATTGTATTTTTTCATATTCTGTGTATTTTCTCTTCATAATGTGCTATTGTTTAATTAATATATACTATATATACTACAAAAATAGTGGAAAGTTTCCATTTATCCTAATTATTATAAGGAAATCGTTCAAAATTACTATATAGGTTTATGGGGACTATTGATGATATTATAGCTTGGTATTATAAACAAGCCGATTTAGAAAAACTTATAAGGATAAACACAAGAGAAGATTTATTTTATGATGCTCAACAAGAAATAGCTTTAATTATATTAAATCATGATAGAGTTAAAATAATTAAAATGTATGATAACAACGAACTAAAGTGGTTTTTAATTAAGATTATTAAAAACCAATTGGAATCTTCAACATCACCTTTCTATAAGAAATATATAAAATATAAGAAAACCTTCATAGAATTAGAAAACGAATTTCTAAACGAAAATATATCTAATAATTGGGAATATAAAAAATATATTACCTTATATAACACAGAAATAGATGATATAAATACAGAAGAAAAAAAATTAGAAGAAATTCACTTCCAGAAAAACATGGACTTGTTAAGACGAATAAAAAAATACTTAGACAATAAAGAACAATTAAGTACAAGAGACTTCCACGATACTAAATTATATAGATTATATAAGTTTGATAAGTTATCTTTTAGGAAGATTCAGAAAGTTACAGACGTACATTATGTCTCAGCATATTTAGCTGTTAAACGTGTACAATTAGAGATAGAGAGAGAATTCGGAGCAGAACAATTAAAAATAAAAACAATAATTAATAAATGATATTTATAAATATGATAACAATAAGTTTCTTTATAATGGGAACAAAAGATATAATAGGAAACTTTATAGCTTTGAAAAACAAAGGAGCTAAGATATATGATCCATTTCTAACAATGTTAGACTGTATAAAATGTGTGAGTTTTTGGTTAACGTTGATAATGACAGGCAGTTTTATCATTGCGTGTCAAGTTTCATTTGTTGCATATCTTTTAGATAAGTATATTTTATCGAAATATTAAAATAGTATGGTAGAATTAATAGAAGAAATAGAAAAATTATGTTCTCAAACATCGTTCAGAGGTAATGACATTGAGAGAATCAAAACATTGTATGGAAAATATATCAATAACAGAGATAGATTTTGTAGCCATTGTCCTGGTTCTGTTAATAAAATGATCAAAACATTTCAAGGACATAAAGATATTATGATTAGTAAAGTTATAATAGAATTTACACCACTAAAAAAAGAAGAAGATGATGAAGAAGAAACTAACAATTAAAGAAGAGAAATTTTGTCAGCTTGTGGTAGAATATGGAGATCAAACAAAAGCATATAGAGAAGCATTTGATGTAAAAAAAGATGCCTTAGATAAAACTCACCACGAAGCAGCATCAAAATATGCTTCCAAGAATTCTACAAGGATAGAAGAAATCAAGCAGGAGCTTCGAGAAAAGAACATTATGTCCAAAGAAGAAATCATGGAACATTTGAAGGATATATTAACTATGACTAAACATTCAGAAAAAGAAAAGGCTATTGCACTTAAAGCTATCGATCAATATACAAAAATGGTTGGTGGTTATGAACCTGTTAAAGTTGATATAAAACAAGAATGGGATATTTCTTTCGGAGGTGAAGAAGAAGACGATCAAGAAGATGAAGCTTAAATTATATACACCATATGATAAACAATTACCAATACATAAAGCTTGTAATGATAAAGAGACATTTTTTATAACAGTTAATGCTGGAAGGCAGGTAGGAAAAACATTACTAACAGTTTATCAAGCTATTTATTGGGCGATGACAAACAAGAATATATTAGTGTATTGGGTATCACCATCTGCTCCACAATATTTAAAAGTATATAAACAAATGCTTAGTTATATTATTGATACACCTGTTATAAAATCATATAAAGGTAGTATGGGAGATTGTGAAATAATTTTTGATACAGGTAGTGTTGTCAAATTTAGAAGTGCTTTAAGTGGGGATCATTTAAAAGGTGAAACCGTTGAATATATTGTATTAGATGAATGCGCATCAATGAAACAATTAACAATACAAGAAGTTTTAATCCCAATGTTATCCAGTAAAGGAAGAAAGATGATTGCTGTAGGAACACCAAAAGGTAAGAACTACTTCTATAATTTATATATGAAAGGTAATGGAGATAACCATTTATATAAATCTTTCAAATTTAAATCTTCTGATAATCCATTCAATAAACAATTTCTTATTGATGATGCTAAAAAGTCTTTTCCACCTGCTTTATTTGCCCAAGAATTTTTAGGAGAATTTATCGATGAAGCAGCAGTATTTCAAAATGTCAATGAATTAGCAACAATGAAACTAATTGATAAACCAAAACAAGGTGATTCTTATTTTGCTGGAATTGATATTGCCCTTAAAGATGATTACACAGTTATAACATTGATAAATCAAAAATTTGAAGTTGTTTATTATGATAGATTTAATAACACAACAGCACCAATTTTAAAAGAAAGATTAATCAAAACTATTAATTTATTTAAACCAAAAAAAATAATGATAGAGTTGAACAATCAAGGACTACCAATCTACGATGATTTGAAAGATATACATAAAGTAAAAAATCTTATTGGTTTTAACACGACAGCAACAAGTAAACCTGAAATTGTAAATAATCTTATAAATGCTTTTTCTAATTCTAAATTGAAAATCCCAAATGTTGAATTATATAAAGATGAACTTAAAATGTTCACTATGGAAATGAAAAACGGTAAAGCTAAATTTGCAGCACCGCTTGGATTTAACGATGATATACCTATGTCATTAGCGATAACTTGGTACTGTGTTAACAAATACTTATATACAGGACAGATAGCCTTCACATAATCTAATATATAAAAACAAATAAGAAATAAAATATTTAATTATATGAGTAAGATTAAAATAAGTATCCCAGAAAGTTGGAAAGAAATTAGTTTAGACACATATGTTGAGATTAGTAAGATTGTTGAGAAGGATGAAACTAAATATGTAATAGAATTACTATTAATATTATGTCCTGAATTATCAAGAGATATTATTAATTCTTTTGATAGTTCATATCTTGATACTATTACTTTAAATTTACAATGGATGATTAAACAACCAAGTGTTGATGATATTACTAAACAATTTATGATCGGTAAAGATATTTACAAATACGAAAGAGAATTTGATAAGATGACATTCGGAGAGATGGTAAGTTATGAGACATTAGTAGAACAAGGAGATATGAAACAATCAGATACTCTACCTTTAGTATTAGCAATAATATTGAGAAAGGTTGTTGATGGTGTAGAAGAAGATTTTAATTCTGATATTATAATGGAAAGAAAAGAATTATTTAGTAAAGAATTAAATATAGATGAAACAATGGGTCTCCTTTTTTTTTTCAGAAATGGAGGAAAACATTATATCACAATTTTAGCGGACTATTTAAAACAACTGAGAGAATTGAAGAAGGAGATAATGGAGTAGAAGAGGAAGATTTAGATGGTTTCTCACCACGTTGGAAATGGTTTTCATTGTTAGATAAATTAGCAATGGGTGACATAACCAAATACGAAGAAGTAACAGAATTGAATTTTTTATCATGTTTAAACAAATTGAGTTATGAGAAAGAAAGACAAGACTATATAAACGAACTTGAAAAAAGAAGAAAAAATAATAATAACTAATGTCAGATATTCAAACCTATAAGAATTTCGTAGATGTCTTTCAGGACATCTCGGAACGCCACTATCAAATAAACACATTCAAAGTTGGAGATCAATGGGAACAAGATGCTGACACAGTGTTATATCCGCTTTTGAACATTAATCCAACAGCAGCAGATATGCTAAGATCGGAACAAGGTTCATATGCGACATTTGAAATTACATTTGATTGTACTGTAAGTGATTTGGTTTATAAAGGAGAAGAAAACGAAACTCACGTCCTATCGGACAATCTTCAAATTCTTCAAGATATAATTACAGAATTCAATCAACATCCTTATTATACAGATAGTAGATTTGAATTAGCAGGTGATATATCATTCGAACCTTTCACAGAACAGAACGATGATGAAGTATCAGGATGGACTGCTGAATTAGTTTTAAGGACTCCGAACATCAGAAGTTTCTGTGGATTACCAGTAGCAGAGATAACAGGACAATCATTCCCAAGACCTGATTCTACAACAACAATTATTAGTGTTCAATACGTTACAAACATATTAGGAGATAGTCCAATTATAGTAACAGGTTCAGATAGTGGTCAAACACAAACAATTAGTTTAGACCCTTCTATACAATCAGATATAATTATAAACACAACAGCTATTACAAACAATTCTACATCTATTATAAATTTAGATAATGACAAGTATGATAAGACAGGTGGATTGATAAGTGGTAATGTTAGCTTTGATAATGAAGGAAGTGTATTGACAGGAGGAGCAACATCAGGGTTCGATTTGGCAACTGGTAATGTGTTCATAAATACCCTTACGGGTGCAACTGAAATGGATTACACTAATGCCACTATTGGAACTTATATCTTTGAATTCAATGGACAAACAACATCAAGTGTATTAACATTTGCTACAGGTAAATTCCAATCAGTAGATGGTACAACACCTATATTAACAGCAACAGCTGGAGCAGTAGATTCAATAAGTGGATATTATAATGGAACAACTATGATTCTATTCACAGCAAATAATATAATAGATTTAATATAATGGTTTTATTCTTAGTAGCAATATGGCAGAAGATAGTAACCACATTAACTTGTTGGTATAATTTCGATGGTCTTAATGAATATATTGATATTGGTAATAAAGCTAGTTTAAGTTTTGAAAGAACTGATAGTTTTAGTATTAGTACTTGGATTCTCCCAATAGCAACAACACAAGAAGTATTTTTATCTAAACGTGATAGTACTTCACCCTTTAGAGGGTTTGAACATCAAATAATCTTAGGTAAATTTAGATTCATCCTTGCCAATGCTTCACCATCTAATGATATATTAATTGAATTAGATCAAGTGTTAAGTACGGTTATTTTTAATAATATAACTATTACATACGATGGAAGTAGTACCGCTGCTGGTATAGAAATATATTTAGATGGTGTGAAAGGTACATATAATATAATCAGAGATAATTTATCATCAACTATTTTAAACACATCACCCTTTTTAATTGGTAAACGTGTTGGTGTACAATATGAAGGGGCAATAGATGAAGTATCAGTTTTCGATACAGTACTATCACAAACAGAAGTAACAGATATCTATAATTTAGGTAGAACTAATCCAGACCTCACAACAATAGATGCTTATAATACCAATGGTATAAGTCATTGGAGAATGGGTGAGAATGATACGTTTGTTTCTCCTAATTGGACTATTGTTGATGAACTAAGAAGAGAGTGGACTGAATATGATGGGATTAATGAATATACAACAATGGGTGATGTTTTAGAATTTGATAGAACAGATAATTTTAGTTATTCGTTTTGGTTAAATTATGATACAAATAATTCTGCTGTAATTTCTAAATTAGATTCAAGCGCTCCAAATAGTGGTTATGAGATATCATTAACAAGTAGTGATGAAATATTATTTTCACTTATTAATAATGGTTCAACCAATCGTTATAGAAAAAAAACGACCACTATGTTATCAAATGGTGTTTGGTATAATATAGTTTGTGTATGGGATGGCACAATGAAAATTTATATAGATGGTATATCTGATACTTTGGTGACAATTGCGACAAATTTATCATCATCAATATTAAATAATATACCATTAGAATTAGGTGCAAGGAACGGAACATTTTTATTAGATGGTAATTTAGATGATGTATCTGTTTATAACGTAGCTCTATCACAATTAGAAGTTACTGATATTTATAATAGGAGTAGAAATAGTCCAGACTATTCAAACATCACAGGGATAGTTTCACATTGGAAGTTGGAAGTTTTAAATCCAACAGACCAAATAGGTGCAAACGATGGTACATCTGTTAATCAAACATCATCAAATCTATTAAATGATATTAATGATGGAACATCTAATAATATGGATGTGAATAATAAAGTTTGTGAATAAAAAATTAAAATAATAAAATGAATTTAGAAAGAAGATATTTTATAATGGATAAATTACAAGCAGCAGAGGATGATGAAAAACAAGCATTACAAATGTGTATAGGAATGATGTATACACAGAGATATAGTTTGGACGGTTCTAAATTATTAATAAAAACTACACAACACACAATTAATCAGATTTTATCTATCTATCCAGAATTTACTGAACAAGATATAATGGATAATACATTCAGTAAAGAATATACATTAGAACAAATCAAAGTAATTATGAATAGTTCAGAATGGACAGCCCCCTTCGATTTGGATATATAATTAAAAGAAAGAAAGAATTATGGCAAGAATCAGTGCAAAGAATAAGAAGAAATTAAAAGTATTAAATAATAAATTAACTAAGTTATTAAGAAAGTATATAAAAGATAATCATTTTCAAACTGGAAATATGATGCGAAATACTGCTACAAAAATGGAAGTTAAGAGAAATTACCAAGTAATTATATATCTTAGATCTACTACAGATTATTGGAAATATGTTGAAGGTGATTTTGATATTATAGACAAAGCATTCATAGGATCTAAATATAAAAAGATTATGAGTGATGTTGGTGATGTTATAGCAGATTGGATTGGTGATGATATAGCAAATAGTGTTGATGTTGATATTGTAGATAAAACAACAGCATAAAAACATATAACTTTCAAATATATTTATTAATATAAAATAAATTTAACTTATGGCAATAACAATTCATATCCAACCACAGGAAGTACAACCTGTTTATAATGAAATAATAACTGTGTTATCATCTGATAATGATGATCAAGATAATTTTCAATATATAATAGACATAAATATAAATGGAACACCAGAAGCAAGATTAAAAATTCAAAATAATCCAGAAGGTTTTGGTGTTATTGATTTACATAAACATATAGAACCTTATGTGACTTATGATTTAGATCATGATGAATTGAGTTCATATAGAAATGTTCCTAATATGTTTACAGAATATGATGTTACATTAAGCGAAGAATATATCCCAACAATTCCTATTACTGATATAACAGACAATGGCGGTGGAACATTACAAGTAACAGCAGGTACACATGGTTTTGCTGCAGGAAATGTGGTTAAAATTTCAAATAGTGATGTCACTGTTTATGATGGAACATATAGTATTGTTTCTGTTAACACTACAACATTTGTAATAACAGGGACATATACATCAGATGCAACATCAGCGGACGTAAGATTGACATCAGCAGTTGCTGAAATATTCACATCAACTTCTGTATTTAGTGGAACTAAATATGCTTTTAATGGTGTAGAGAATTGGGTTGATGTTCCTAATTGGGACTTTACTGATTATCAATTCTCTACAAGTGGTGATGCTTGTTTTTTAACAAGTGTAGCAAACACAGGATTTATAATGACACAAGAAAGTAGAATGTGGTTTAATATGTATAATTTTGATACACCAAGTAATAATGAATTTGATGGTATTACAATCGAAAAATTCCAAAATGGTACAAGTGGTGGGAGTGTTGTTATTGCTAATCCAGCTTTAGCTAATCCTTTTATTGGTATCGGTGTTGGTGTATGGAATATTAATAATAGTTCCGAAATATCAGGAAGTAATCCTAATTTTTTAGTAGGTGCTGATAGTTATACATTAATAGGAACATCTGTATCAGGAAGTAATTATAGTAGTAAAAAATATACATTCTCAATAAAAGATGAATGTTCAAGATACGAAACATTCCAATTTATCTATATGGATAGATTAGGAAGTTTTGTACCGATTACATTTAATTTATTAAGCAGAGAGAATGTTACTATTGATAAAACATCATTTAAAAAGAATCATGGAAGTTATAATTCAACAACAAATAGTTGGGGATATAATAGTTATGATAGAGGTAAGACAAGATTAGATACAAGAGTTAATAGAAGAATCACAGTTAATAGTTCTTGGGTAACTGAAACAATGTCTTCTTATATAGATGAAATGTATGCATCACCAGAAGTTTATCATATAGACGAATCTGGTAATATGTTTGGAATTGATATTTTGAAGAGTAATTATGATGTTAAAACAAGAATCAATGATCAATTGTTTAATCATACATTTGATTTTGAATATTCATTTAATGATGCTCAACAAAAATAATAATAATTATGGGAAAGATAGAAGAATTAAAACACGAACATAGTGAAATAAAAAATATAGTTAGAGATTTGTGGAATGAATTTAAGGTAATGAATTGGTTTTATAAAATATTAACAATAATATCAATGTCATTTTCATTTCCAATAGTTTTAACTTATATGATATTTAAATCATTAATTAATAGATTAATAAAAAACCCAATAGTTTGGTTATATAAAAAATTATTTAGAAAAGAATAATGGAAGATAGAATAGAAATAATATTAGCAGATGGAAATACTTTAGATATTAGTAATAATATACCATTTCCTTTAAATTATCAAATTGATGATATTCGAAACCCATCTACAACAAATGGAAATTATTCAAAGACTATAAAAATACCTGGGACAAAAAATAACAATATTAGATTAGGAAATCTATTTGATATTAATTCAGATTTTACATATTTTAATCCTAATATAAAATCATATGCTAAAATTATAGTAAATTCAATTACTATGATGGATGGGTTTTTTCAATTAAGAAATATTGAAAAATTGATAAATGTAGATTCCCAAGGAAATGAAATTCAATATGATATAATTTTTTATGAGAATGTTTCTGATTTATTTAATATTATAGATAATAAATTTTTAAATGAATTAGATTTATCAGATTTAGATCATACACTTTCAAGAACAGAAATAGAAACTACTTGGACAGAAGATTACACATACGGATATTTATATCCATTAAACCCACCAACTAATAAAGAATTAATTTATAGTAGTGATAATTTCAAACCTGCTTTATATCATAGAACTATTTTAGAAAAGATAGTAGAAGATGCTGGTTATAAATTATCAGGATCTTTTTTCACAGATGGTAATGAGCAATATTACAATAAAGAGGTTATACCATTTACGGATACAGGATATAAATTTGATAAAGAAATATTAGAAGCTAAACAATTTAGAGCTGGTACACTAACAGGATATAATGAAACTATCGTTGATATTGACCAATATGAAGCATATGCTGATAGAAATCAACCATTAGCAGTACCAGGTGTATTAATATTAGATGATGATACGACAGATCCTAATTTTGATAATGGTTCAAATTGGGATACAACATTACAAATATGGACAATCCCAAGTTCTGGTGCTTACGATTTAACAGTCCACGCAGATTTAGAGATTATATTATCTATGGATGACCAACATCATTCGTCTGCAATTTCTACTCCTTATGATCCACATCCATATGTTGATGATCCTTATTTGTTTTATGTTGGTGTCCAACCTATTATAAACGGTGTGAATGTAGCAACAAACATAATTTATAAAGAAGGTTTTGATATATTCCCATGGGCTATTTTTAAAAGCACAGATGTAGTAGAAAATATCACAATAGATTTAGATTTGTTTAATGGATTAACATTACAAACAGGTGACGAAGTTACTTTTAGATTTGTGTATTTCACAAAAAACGCATATACATATTTGAATGGATATGAAATGGTTGTGAATGTGAAAAATACTACTTATTTAAAAAACACACCAGTTAGTAATATCACATTAGATGGTGATACAGTTGAAATTAATAAATATTTACCTTCTAAAATAAAACAATCTGATATATTTTTAGATTTACAAAGAAGATATAATCTTTTTTTCAGATTAGATCCGAATGCTGTTAATACAATTTTAGTATCAACTCGTGATGAATTTTATTCAGATGGTATATCTGTTGATTGGTCTAATAAAAAAGATTTTTCTATCGAATCTATTGTATTATTAAGTGATTTACAAGATAAAAAATTGTTATTTACATACACAGATGATGATGATGATGCTAATAAAAATTACACAGATTCAACGACTGATATTTATGGACAAAAAAGAATAGAATATACAAACGAATTTACTAATAGTGAAAAAGAAATCAAAACACCATTTAGCCCAACACCATTAGTTTATGGTGAAACGGATGATTATTCGTTTATAGTCCCCCATATTGAATTGGATAAAAATATCAGAGTATTATATTATGGTGGATTAATAAATATGGAAAATGGTAGAACATGGTCATTTAAACACACTGATAGATCCACACAAAATATAACTTATACGACATATCCATATATAGGGCATTTTGATAATCCATATAATCCTACAATAGATATGAATTTCGGAAGTAATAATTTCTATTACTATAATTCATTAGTAGCAACAACAACAAATACGGCTTATAATAGATATTGGGCAAATTATGTAAATCAAGTTTCAACATCTAAAATGTTGAAATGTAAAATGAATCTTACTATTTCTGATATTTCATTAATAAGAGATAATATGAATATGAAGATTTGGATAAATGATTCATATTATACTATAAATAAAATTATAGATTTTAATCCAAGTAACAAATCTCTAACTGATGTAGAATTAATTAAATTTGTACCATTTATTAAATTTGATCCTTTTGTTATACCAACAGGAACAGATTCGGTTGAAACAACATTACCACTTCAAGTACTTGATAATCTTCCACGAAAACCAAGACATATAATTTTTGATGGTGAACCTATATTAGTTAATAATTTAGATACTGATTCAGCAAGATTAAAAGGTATAGGTGATGTATCAGGAAATATCGCAACAGGAACAAATTATAAAAATGAAATCCAATCAACTGATTCTATTGTTTCTGGTGAAGATAATATAATAAAACAAGACATTAATAATACAGTTGTGATTGGTGATAATAATTTGGTAAATAATAATTCTAAAAATATAGGTGTGCTTGGTGGTGATAATAATATAATTGATACAGAAGTTACTAACTCTTGGATAATAGGATCGTCTGATAAATATATATCAGAAAATAATGAAATATGGATAGGTGATGCTATCCATATCAAAGGTGGTGCTGTTTTATCTACATATAATCTAATTGAAGGTGGAAGAGATGAACTAAGAAATGTTTTTGCGACAAGCCCTGAAAATCTAATTGAAGGTGGAAGAGATGAAATACGAGCAACATTCCAAACAAATGTTATTAATCTAATTGAAGGTGGTGTTGATTCGTTATAAAAACACACAGACACCACCTATATTTATAAATAAGTAAAAGATATTACAACTATGGGAGTAAATAAAATAGATGCAAAAACAAGAATAAAGAGAAGTACAGTAACTACAACTGAACCAACAATTGGACCATCAGGTGACCATACAGATGGTACATGGTCTTCAACTGATATTTACAGTGGTGAATTATTTTATAATGAACCAGATCAACGCCTATGGATTGGGACTGAAACAGGGATAAGAGAATTTGTTTTAGGAAGTACTGCTGGTTCTTCTGCAAGTCCTTTTGTGTATGGAACTACAACAGGGATAACTCCCAAATTAGGAAGTAATACAGCAAGTGGTGGTTTTTCTGTTGTTTCAGGTGGAGAAGGCAATATAGCAAGTACTAATCACTCTACTGTAAGTGGTGGTAATGACAACACAGCAAATGGTGGTGTTGCCCCAACCGTTGGTGGTGGTGAAAACAACACAGCAAGTGGTAATCAACATCCAACAGTAAGTGGTGGAGCTATTAATACAGCAAGTGGTAATTATTCAACGGTTTGTGGTGGACTAATAAATACTGCAAGTACTATTTATTCATCAATAGCTGGTGGACATCATAATAGTACAAGTGTATATACTAATGTACATATATCAGGGTCAAATTTGACAGCAACTTCAAGTAATGCAACTTTTGTTGAAAATTTAATCTCAACTGGTGTTGTTAATTCAGCAGGATCTATGACAAGTGGTAGTATTTCAACTGGTGCTATAACAGCGACTAGTATTTCAGCATTTTCAGCGACAGGAATTATAACAGCTGATTCAGGAATCACACAAAATGGTGTTAATTTAAAAACCAAAATACTTGATATTGGAGATTGGAATATGGATACAACAAATAGTATTAATGTTGCACACGGATTAACATTGGCTAATATAAGAAATATAACATGGATAATTAGAGATGATGCTAATACTACATATTATTCCCCACATGATAATGTATTAGGATATTCTGCAAATATTAATACTATCGGAGCTACAAATATAAATTTAGTTACAAACCTATCATCTTTATTTTCAACAACTGCATTCGATTCAACCTCTTACAACAGAGGTTGGATTACAATAACATATGTAGCATAATAAAAATAAAACAAATTTAAAATATTATGGCACAACTTAACATTAACTTAAAATCACAAATAAAAATAATACCATCATATAGTGGTGTTTATAAAAAATATCCAACCAAGAAAAATAAATTACAATTTACTTTGTGGTTTTTATTCTTTGAAATAGAATTTAAAAACAGATAATAATAAAATGAGCGAAATAATATATAATACACATGACGACGACCATGGAATCACAAGAGCTATTGTGACCGCAACAGGTTGTGTATCAATAACAGACCCACAAATGCAAGTAGCAATAGCTGGTGGGACAGGTGTGTCTGTGTTAAATAAATATGGTAAGAATCCTGATATTGATACAGGTACAGTACCAGAAGATGTTATTGATACGGGTGGATTAGTCCAATTCCCAACACAAGATAGAATCCATCAAATAGTATCAACATCAGCACAAGATGTTGGTATATTGAGAAGTACAGGAACAATTGAATCAAATACAGGAACAACTTTATATGACTCTACTGCTACATTTGTATCTGATGGTGTTGTAGTTGGAGATCAAGTTTTAGATGATTCTGACCAAGACCATTCAATAGTTACTGCTGTTACTGAACAAACATTAACAGTTGAATTATGGCATCATGGTGGAGATGAAGATAAAACTGGTGATAGTTATAGAATTGTAAATCCAAGTGGAACAGGTACTGCTGTATTACATATAAAATCAGCTTATAAGAAAGGTGATGAAACACCTTATACGGAATTTGTTATTATGAATGGTACTACAAACGTTCCAACAGTTAATGCTTTATTTAGAATTAATAGAATGCATGGTCATGGAGCAGGAAGTAGTAATTCAAATGTTGGTACTATTTCAGCAACTGCTGATACAGATGGTACAGTATCAGCACAAATAAACCCTACAAATGGACAAACCCAAATGGCTGTTGCTTATGTGCCAGCAGGACATATAGGAGTAATAACAAATTATTATGGTTCTATATTTAGAGCAGGAGTAGCATCAGAAGCTATGGCTGAATTAGAAATGAGAAGTAATTTATGGAGTACTGATAGTAATAATCTTGAACATTCGATGGGTATATCAGTTAGTGGTGGTCCGTCAACTAAAAATTTTAATCCTTATAAAACAATAGGATCAGAAACAGATGTTTGGTTGCGAGTAAATAATGTGTCTGATAATAATACTATCTTTTTTGGTGGATTTGATATCATATTGGTTAAAAAATCACAGATAATTAAAAAATAATAATAACAATGGCAAAAGAGGTAATTATAAATGTAAAAACAAAAGGAACAAAAGCAGCAGTAAAAGATATTGATAATTTAAATGATTCGATAGGAGAAACTAACGATGAATTGAAAGAAGTTGAATCTAACGCAGATGCTATTGGTGATAGTTTAGGTAAAGCTGGAAAGGATGGGCAGAAAGGATTAGGACTTTTAGGTAAAGGCTTCAAAGGTGTAGGAGGTGCGATTAAAGGAATGGGTATTGGTGTGTTGATTGGTCTATTTGTAATATTGAAAGAAACATTAGAAAGACAACAACCTGTTTTAGATTTGATTGACACGACATTTAATGCTATTGGTATAGCTGTATCAACTGTATCAGATACATTTAAAACTATTTTTGATAGAGTAACAGAAACAACAGAAAATTTTGATGCTCTTGGTAAAGTTTTTTCAAGTGTAGGTACAATTATAAAGAATTTGGTGATGTTAGCATTTACACCTTTGAGGTTGATGTTGTTAGCATTACAAACAGATTTTGCTGTATTGAAAGTGGCATATGAATCAGCATTTGGAGATGAAAAATCATTACAATTAGCAAAAGATAATCTTGCTGGGATGAAAGACGAAGCAATTAAACTGAAAGATAGTTTGGTGGAAAGTGGAAAAGCTATTTTAGATGCTGGGAAGACTATTGCTGAAAATGCGGTTGAAGCAATGGAAGAAACTAAAAACATAGCTAAAGTAGTAGAAGAAGAGTTTGATAAAATAGATACAAAAAAGATATTACGAGATGCAGAAGAAACTACGAGATTGAAGAATATGGCAATATTGAAGAAAGCTGAAAATGAATTAGCTTTAATTACTGCTGCAAGAGATGCTGAAATTCAAAGAGAAATTAGAGACGATGTTACAAAAACATTTGAAGAAAGAAAATTAGCAAGTGAGAAATTAAAAGTTATAATTGACGAACAAGAGAAATTAACAATGGCTAATGCTAAGTTAGTAGTAGATGCAGCAGAAGCAGAATTGACTACTAATAGGTCAAGTATTGAATTGCAAGAGAAATTAATTCTTGCTAAAAAAGAATTAATTGATGCAGAAGAAACAGCTATTGGTTTTAGAACAGAACAAAGAGAACAATTAAGAGCTTTAAATCAAGAAGAAATTGATTCTATTAATAATATAATTGATAGACAAACAGAATCTGCTTTAAAATTCGAAGAATCAGAATTGAAGAAAGTTCAAATAGTTGTTGATGCTAATAAGATGAAAGTGCAATCATATATCGATGCTGGTGATGAAGAATCGGAAGCATATAACCAAGCTGTTCAAGATTTAGAAGCAGCAGAAGATGATAAATTAGTTGCTATTGAAAAAGCTAATAAAGAAGCAATCAAAATAGTTCAAGAATTACAACAAGATTCAATGGCTAAACAAATCCAAGCTATTAAAGATAACGAAGCTTTGAAATTAAAAATTTTAAAAGATAGTAAAAAATTAAGTGCTGAAGAATTAGCCGATTTAGAAGAACAATTAGCTAAAGATACACAGAAAAAAATAGATAAAGTTGTTAAAGATGCTAATAAAGAACGAATCCAAGCTACATTGGATGCTGTTGCATCTGCTGTAAATAAAGCAGGTCAATTAGCTAATGCTATAACAGATATTTTCCAACAAATCCAAGATCAACAAACACAAGCAATGGAAGAACAAATTGCTGAAAGAAATGAGTTAATAACAGAAGATTTTGATAACCAAAGAATAAATTTAGAAGAAAGTCATATTAATGCTATTGGATCTTTAGAAGCAAAAGCCGCAAGAGAATTAGCAATCACTGGTGCTGTTAGTATAGCTACTCAAAATCAAATCATTGATGAAAATAATAATAAATTAAAAGCAGATTTCACATTAGCGCAAGCAGAATTTGAAATACAGAAAAAAGCTGAAAAAGATGCTAATGATTTAAGAGAAGAAGCTTTTAATAAACAAAAGACATTATCTTTAGCGCAAGCAGCAATTTCAACAGCATTAGCAGTTGTGAATGCTTTAGCTACTACACCATATCCATTAGGTGTGGGGTTAGCAATTGCTGCAGGTGTTGCAGGTGGAATACAAATTGCAGCAATTAGTTCTACACAATTTTCACCAGAATCTACTTCATTATCAGCACCTACAATGCCGAAATTAGCAGCGAATATTCAACCTGCTGATCAAACAAATTCATTAGGGTTGTCAGGTGCAGGATCAACAGGTGCTTTATCAGCAGATGCACAATTTAATAAACAAGAATTGTTTGGAGTTGGATCTGAAAGTGTTGGTGGTGGCGCAGGATCAAGACAAGGATCTTTGAAAGTTTCTGTATTAGAAAGTGATATAACATCAACACAAGCAACAGTTTCTACAATAGAAAGTGGTGCTGAATTTGGTGGATAAGATAATAAAAAATAAATAAACAATTATGAAAAATAAAGAAGAAAAATTACAATTATTTGAATTGGTATTAGGTGACGATGAAATGAATGATGGTGTATCAACTATATCTTTTGTTGAACATCCTGCACATGAATCTAATTTTATGCATTTTTCAAAAGATAAACAAATAGAATATAAATTCACAGAAGAAGGAGAAAAGAAGATAGTAACAGGAGCAGCTATTATCCCAAATATTCCTATTTATCGTTATGATAAACAAAATGATTTTGAATATGAAGTGGTATTTAAAGAAGATACTATTGCGAAATGTCAAGAATTATTTTTCAAAAGAGCACATCAAAAAAATTCAAATGTTGAACATATGTTTGCTTTGGATGGTGTTACCGTTGTAGAATCTTGGTTGGTTGAAGATCCTAAGAATGATAAATCAAATGCTTTGGGTTTTTCTGATATAAAAAAAGGTAGCTGGTTTATTTCATATAAAATAGATAATGATAGTTTATGGAATAGTATTAAATCTGGTGATGTTAAAGGATTTTCAATTGAAGGAATATTTATAAATGAAGAAATAACAGCATCTATGTTTTCTAAAGAAACTATTGAAACAGAAGAGGAAGTTGTTGTAGATAGACAAGAACAAATCAAAGAGATAATTAATAGTGATAAATCATATGATGAAATGTATGATTTAATAGCTGATATAATTAAAGATGAAATAGATTTCGAAGAAGAGGAAAATTAAACACTTTCTCTTCATTTATATTTAATAATATAGGAAAAATAAATAATTACTATGGATAAAAATAAAATAATTGACAAAGTTAAAGAATTGTTTTCAACAGAAGAAGTTAAAATGGCTTCTTTAGATGCTGTTGTTTCTAAACCTGTTACTATTGAAATCCCAGATGGGACGGAATTAGCAGATGGTATGGAAATAGAAGCAGAAAACGGTACATATGTTTTAGCTGATGGAACTTCTTTTGAAGTATCAGAAGGTGTAGTTTCTAATTTAGTAGCAGAAGAAACTTCAACAGAAGAAATGAAATCTCATCGTTTTGCTCTAATAACAGCTGTTAGTAAATATGAAGTTGAAGTAGATGCTGAAACTTTTGAAGTTGGTAGCCAATTAAGACAAGTAGACACAGAAGGAAATTCTTGGAGTTTAGATGACGGTGAATATGAATTAGAAGATGGGAGATCTATTCAAGTTGATTCAGAAGGAATCGTTGTATTAATCGGAGACGGAGAAACGGAAGAAACATCAGAAGAAACTTTAATGTCAGAAGAAACAAAAAAAGAAATCGAAGAATTAAAATCTAAGATTACTGAAATGGAAGCTAAAGAAGTGGAAATGAATTCTCAAATTGAGAAATTAAACAACGAACCAGCAGAAGTGGAAACAAAAATAGAGAAAGCAACTTTCTCAAAAAAAGAAATCGCTAATGATAGACTTATGGCTATCAGAAACGCAATGAAAAAAATAAAATAAAAAATTATGAGTTTAAATGTAAGTGCCTTAACGGCTTGGACTGACGAGAACAAATTGGATTTGATCGCTAAGTCAATTTTAAAAGGTAGAACAATCGATATAATCAACGTTCAACCAGGAATTACAAATTCTGCAACTATTAATACTTTAAATAGTAACCCAACATTCGCAGCAGGTGGATGTGGATGGTCTGCAGCAGGAACAACTGTATTGTCTCAAAGAGCAATCACTGTATGTCCTATTAAATTAAACGAAGCTATCTGTTTAGATAATTTGGAGACGTATTTCACGTCAGTACAAATGAGACCAGGTTCTTATAACGAAGAAATTCCTTTCGAGCAATTATTCGCAGAAGAAAAGGCTAATCAAGTTTCATCATTAGTAGATCAATTGATCTGGGTTGGTGATACAAACACATCTGGTAACTTAGGTTTATGTGATGGTCTATTGAAATTAATGCAAAATGATGCATCTGTAGTAGATGTAACTTCATTAGGTTTTGTAGCTTCTACAATCGTAGCATCTGTTGATGCAATGGTAGCTGCTACTCCAACTGATATTTTAGATCATGATGATTTAACATTGTTTATGGGATACGATTTATATAGAATCTATTCAGCAGCTTTAAGAGATGCTAACTTATTCCACTATTCAGGTGCAGAAGATCAAGGACAAGAGTTTTCTCAAATGATCCCTGGTACTAATGTAAGAGCAATCGCTGTTAAAGGATTAAATGGAAGATCTAATTTCGTATTAACTTCTGCTAAAAACCTTTATGTTGGAGTAGATATGTTAAGTGAGATGGAAGATTTCAGAATTTTCTTCTCAGAAGATAACGATGAAGTTAGAACAAGAATTAAATTCAAGATTGGTGTAAATTACGCATTCTCTGACTTTATAGTATTAGGAGCATAATCTTAATCTAAAACTAAAAAATTATAATGGGATAGTCAGATAGGCTATCCTGATTATAAAAAAAAATAAATTATAAAATTATGGCATGTATATTAAACGCTGGATATAGTCTGGGATGCAAGGATAATATTGGAGGAATTAGAAGGGTCTTCATAAGTAACTTCGCTGATGATAATATCTATGTAGAAGACGCAGATAACGTGATAACTTCAATGTTAAATTCAACTTCTGGGAATATTGTGTATTACACTTATGAACAAAGACAGGAATCAGGAGAATTCAATCAAACAGGGAATCATTCCGTTGAGAACGGAAGTACATATTACGAGCAAGTTCTTTCATTGATATTTACCAAAAATTCTTCGGAATTACGAGACACATTATTCTTGATGGCAAAAGCGACACTAAGTGTGATTGTAGAAACGCAGAATGGTAGATATATCCTTATGGGTAAAATAAATGCAGTTAATATGACTGCTTCTACTGTAGCAACAGGTAAAGGATATGGTGATTTAAATGGTACTTCTGTTACACTAACAGGTAAAGAGCCTGAATCAGCACAAGAATTGAGTTCAGTTGCTTTCGGATTATTAAATATTGTATAAATATTAGATAATAATAGATAAAACACATTAAAAGCTACCTATATGGTGGCTTTTTTTGGTTATAAACAGATAGGTATTAGTTATATTTAGATATATAACAATAGAAACAGATAGCGGGGTAGGACAAATGGCTAAGTCGCTGGTCTCATAAGCCAGAGGATTCGGTTCAACTCCGAAGCATCGCAACAAAATAGAAATTATGATAGAATTAACAGGAAGTACATCAGGAAGCACAGTAGCTTTAACATTAAACGAAGATACAACTCTTAACGGAACAAGTGGAGTAGATTTCTTCTATTTGTTTGAATTTATTGGGACGGATACAAATGTAAGTTATACATTTTTAGCTACTGATACATCTACAAATAAAGTAAGATATAATAAATTTCAAATCTATGTGGTAAATACTGTCGATGAAGACAGAACCATTGGCAAAATAGACCTTTCTGGGGGAAGATACAAGTATAACATTTACCAACAATACAGTTCGTCAAATCTTGATACTTCCCTCGCCAATGGAATAGTTGAAATAGGATTTGTTGATATAAATGTTCCTATCATTCAAACTATTTATACAGACACAGACACTGGATCTGATAGTGAATATATAGTCTATCAAGGATAAAATAATAAATAATTATGGCAAAAAAAGAACAAGAAAAAAGACAAATGGATTTAGGTTTTTTAACCTTTAGTGTAGATGTTAATAACACACCAATATTTACCGAAGCAGGTAGAAAAGAGTGGGTGAATTATGGAGATAATAATATGTATCCTGATTATTTAATTGAGTTATTAAATAAAAGCTCGAAACACAATAGTATTGTAAAGAGAAAAGCAGATATGATTGCTGGTCGAGGATGGGAAGGTGATGAAACATTTATTATGAATGAACATGGTTCAGAAAACTTAAACAAAATAGCATATAAGAATGCTTATGATCTAGAAGTTTATGGTGCTTATTCATTATTGGTTACTTGGTCAAAAGATAAAAAATCTATTGCTAGAATTACATATCTTGATTTATCTAAAGTTAGAATTGCTAAAGACGTTGATCAAAAAGATGATCCTGAAATGTACAAAAGGCAACAAGATGGTATTGAATTCTATTATGTTTCTGGTGATTGGTCACAAGTTAGAAAAGATAAATATAAACCAGAATTATTCCAAGGATTCTCAACAAAATATAATGACACAGCAACACAAGTTGTATATGTTAAGGATTATAGACCAGGTGTTAATTTTTATACATTACCTGACTATATTGCATCGGTTGATTGGATTGAATTAGATAAAGAGATTGCCAACTTTCATTTAAATGGCGCAAAGAATGGTTTTACGCCATCAATGGCAATTAGTTTTAAGAGTGGCATACCATCAAAAGAAGAACAAAATAGATTTCATAGACAGATACAAGAAAAATTTAGTGGTACAGATAATGCATCAAAAGTATTTATTACTTATTCAGAAGGTGCTGACACTACACCAGAATTTACAACATTGGGTGCTAATGATAACGATCAAAGATTCTTACAATTAGAAGAAACTATATCTCAAAATATGGCTATTGCTCATAGAATACCACCTGTTGTTGTTGGGATTCAAACAGCAGGAAAATTAGCAGGAAACACAGAAATAATTGAAGCAGAATCTTTATTCCAAAGAAATGTAATAGATCAAAAACAATTTATGATTGAAGAAACATATAACGAATTAGCATCTATTAATGGTGTTGAAAAATTAGAATTAATTAAAACTGAACCTTTAATGCCTTTTATTTTAGAAGATGTTGTTATTGAAGAACAAATTGAAGATGCTCTTAAAAATAGAGAGAATGGTGATACACCAGAAGAAGAAACAAAAATAAACGAATAAGATTATGGCAATTGATGTATTAATGATAAGCGCAAAATATTTGACACAAAATAGTATTATTAACGATAATGTTGATACGAAATTATTGCTTCCAAGTATAGTAAAAGCACAAGACCTTTATATAGAGAGAATATTGGGGACAGATTTGATGCAGAAACTAAAAGCGGATATAAATGCTGGTACATTATCAGGTAATTATAAAATATTAAATGATGATTATGTACAGAAAACAGTTAGAGAATGGGCTACATATATAGCTACGATTGATTTGAATTACAAATATACTAACAAATCAGTTACACAAAAAAGTTCTGATAACTCTACACCATCTCCGCTTGAAGATATTATTTATCTAAGAGGACAAATAAGAGATACTGCAGAGTATTATGGACAAAGAATAACTGATTACTTATGCGCTAACGAAGATTTGTTTCCTGAATATAGAAGCAATAACGATCAAGATGATATTAGACCAAGCTCTGATAACTTCTTCAACGGTATGTATATACCAGGTGGAGGATGTAATCATTCAGGAAACTGTGATTCATAATATAAAAAAAATAGCACTTTAGATGATACGACATTTACATCATCAATCTATTTTGATGAATGATAATAAAAATAATAGCACAATAATGGGAAAAATAATAACATTTTTAGGACATCTTTTAAGTTTGTTTTTAACTTTTATTGCACCAATGCAGGTGTATTTAATAGTGACTTTTGTCAACATCTTTATTGATTTTGGTTTAGGTGTTTATAAAGCAATTATTTATGACAAGAAAAAATGGAGTAGAGAAAAATTAATGCTTACTTTTCAAAGTCTAATATTGTTTTTTGTAGCTTTTTCAATGGGGTTGATTATGGAAACTTTTTTAGTTCCTTCTTTACCAATTGTTGTAACGATTGCGATAACAATCAATACATTCTTCTTTTTTAGAAGTTTAAAAAAAATAAGTTTAATGACAGGTACAGACGTACTATCAAATATTGTTAAATTGTTTAAAAAATCATATGACAATAATAATGGAAAAGACAAATAAAATATACGCAATTAGGAGATATATGACATTAGAAGAAATGTTAGATGATGAATTTGGTGAAATATATTATATCGGGAAAACGAATAAAGATGAATTATATGAGAGATTAAATCAACATAGAGTTGATAAAACATTTACAGTTAAGACTGAATGGTTGAAAAATAATAAACATGAAATTATTTTGATTGAAGATGATTTAGAAGATTGGGAGGTAGTAGAAAGAGAGCAGTACTGGATAACATATTTTGGAACTCATTTAAAACTGAATAGGATACGAGCCAAGAAAGTAAATGTTAAAGATGGTATAGATGCTATGAAAAGAGCCAAACAAATAATAAAAGATATGAAAAAAGCTAACAATTAATTGTTAGCTTTTTCTTTTTAACCAATGATATATTTCATCATCATCATCATCATAAAATTCAAAACCAGTTTTTTTCAAAGTTTCGTTGTGTGGATTATCCTTTTTTAATTTTGTAAATAAAGGTTTATCAATATCATTACAAACTTTTAATCTTATATCAACTAATATCTTTCCATAACCAAGACCCCGATATTTAGGAATAACCCAACCTCCAACTAATGTTAATTCTTCATCTAATTCTTCAACAGCTCCTGATGCTACTATTATATTATCTTCCATTATTATAAATTTGAATGATTTATGATAATCCCATTGTTCTACCCAATTATATATTTTCATCTAAGAATTTTTTGATTTTTTCTTTTCTTTCTCTGATTAATCTTTCAGAATAATAATCTGATAAACCAGATCTATTTAAATTACCAAAATAAAAAGCCATATCTGTTATTTCATCATCATAGTTTATAAATCTTTTCACTTGTTCTATTGTTAGTTTATCCATATTCTCAATAGTTACTATTATACCTCGTAAATCATCATCTATATATTTATTCATCATATGTTTCTATCTTTATTTTTCTCTTTTTTCTTTAACTTCTCAATTTCTTTATTATTATTATAAATTATTTTCATTAAACTTAGTTATCTTGTCTTGAATCTCTTTTCTCAACATTTCTTTAGACTTAGGTATCTCTTGTTCAATAGTCTCTGAGAACTCTTCCCAGTTATCTTTCTGAGCATCTGAGAACTCTTCCCATTCTAATTCAAATTGATACATTGTTTCGTCTCTTTCGTTTTGTGGTGTTTTCATAATTGTTTCTTTCTTTTGTAGTATATATTAAATCCTAAATATGGGGTTTTTTTACTTTTTATTATTTCTTTCTAATAATAATAAAGTAACTTTAAATTTTTCTTCTGGTGTTAATTCATCATATGATCTACCTTTCAAATCAAGTGGTTCAGCTAAAAACTCAACTCTTTCTTTTTTAGCTTTCTGTTCAGCTTTTATTTTTTTCTTATTAGCTTTTCTTTTAGGTTTTGTAACATCATAATAATAATTTCTTAAATATTGTTTTTTATCTACCCTTTCTTCTATATTAAGATTGTTTTTTCTACATACTTTACACTTATTTAGATAACCATCAGTATATCTTGCTTCCCTATGGAAATCAGAAAACACTTTTTCTTCTTTACAAATCTTACATATTTTTTTATCTACCTTTTCCATAAAATTATCTATAAAAAAAGGGTGACTCTCCGAAAGAAAGTCACCCCATAAAACATACAATAGCACAAAGATGTTTTGTTAATTGTTTACCATTCATTAATATTTTCTAAACATAAAGTATCACCATTATCAAGATAATAGAAATATTCTTCACCGTTTATATCCCTTGTTGGGAATGATTCTTCATAATTCCTTCTATATATTTTTATTGGATTGTTAGTTGTATGGTTTTCTAACACTACCCAATAATCCGCAATATGGTTATTATCAACCAATAAGGTATCTAAACCAGAATCTATTACTACTCCACAATTATTTATTTCTATAACATCGTTATTATAAATTGGTTGAATTTCTTCTTTCTTACAGGAGAACATTACTGCTACTATCCCGATTATTAATAATATTTTCTTCATAATTTTATTTATTTTCTTTTAAAAAATTTTCTATTTTATCTTTTCTTCTTAAAATCTTTCCATATTCTAAAGATTCTTTTAATTCTTGTTGAATTTCTTTCAATTCTTCTTTCGCTTTTTTTAATTCTTCACTCATTATACTATTGTTATTTGTTTATATATACGACAAATATAATGAAAAGTTTCATTTTCACCAAATATTTTATAATAAATTTTTATTTTTTTTCACACACCAAGTATGGCAGCCTTCTTCATGATTTACTACATATCTTGCTTCTGTTTCATCAATATATGTCATTGTTTGTGGTGATAATGGTGATATTGTATTATCATGTGGATAAAAATATTCATCATCTTGACATTGTGATTCTGCCCAATTAATATAAAAAGAATTATAATCAAATTCTTTTTTATTTTTAAATATCTTCTTTATTAATGTTGTTATTATTCCTATCATTCTTATCTAATTTATTTTTAAATTTCTCAATCGTTGTTAATAAATCAATCGTTTTTTTATATTGTACATCATTACTATCACATAATAAATAAATATAAGTAGCAAGTTTCTGTATATTAGTAGCTTCTGATTTAAATATAGCTTCTTCTACTTCTGTTAATGATCTTTCAAAAGAACCATTTAATTCATTATCTATTATATCATTATCTTGTATAGTTTTCTTATTTTTCATAATTGTTTTTTTGTTTTTTTGTTTCACATTTATCATCTTCTAAATGGATTAATGTTTCTATTTTAGAATCTAATGAATCTAATTTTTTTTCTATTGTGTATTGGTTTAATTGTATTAAAATACACATAAAATATATACTTATTATTATTATTCCTTTCATAATTGTTTATTTCTTTTCAAATTTTTTTGTTTCTAAATTAAAAACTTCAAGACCATCTTTAAGTATTCTTAATTCTGATTTATAAAAGTTCTCCATCGTTTCAGAACTTTCTTGTAATTTCTTTTCAGCTTCTTCAATTCTTTTTTGATCGTTATATTGTTTCTGTTGAACCTTCATATATTCTTTATTCTTCTGATAATACTCTTGAAGATAAGCTTTACGTTTTTCTTTATGTTTCTCATTCGAACGATATTGAGTGTCTCGAAACATCTCTTTATTCTCAGCATAATATTCTGGATCATAATCCGTTAAACCCGCTTTCTTTCTATTCTCGTAATACTCTTTCTTTTTACCAGGATTAAACAACAACCATTGTTTGTTGTATTCATATCTTTGTTTTTTTGTCATAATCTTAGTTTGTTTTATAGTATATATTAAATACTTATAGTTCTCTTTAGAAATATATTAATTTTCTTTTAAGAATTTAGCTATTTTTCTTTTTCTAATTTCTGAACATACACCATTATATAATTGTATTATATAATCTTCGTGACCATCTTTATATTCTATTTCCAATTCCAATTCTCTCATATATTCTATTCCTAATCTTTCGCTATTATAATCCACTCTCAATAACTCTAATTCATCTCTCAATAATTCACTAAGATCATATCCACTAAATATTTTCTCATAGTAAGGTAATTCTTCATAGAGTATATTATACGCTCTATGTTTCTCTGTGTTGATATTCTTATAAATATCTTTCTTCTTATTTAAGAATCTATACTTTTCTAAATCATTAAAGTTTTTTATTTCACCTTTATATTTTATATACCATTTTTTATAATTCATAATTATTATTTTATTTTATATATTAAATACTTATAGTTCTCTTTAGAAATATATTAAGGATGTTTTATTTTTTTACTTTCTAATATTTCTAAAATAGATACCCCACCATTTGATATATTACTTGTTGCGTAATTATCATATACTTCTTGTTTGATTTTAACTAAGCTTCTATTTGAATGAGCATTAGTATAATAGACATCTCTTTTATATTCTATTGTTGGAATATTTAAAACTGTTTTACATTTATTTCTTTTAGATTGTGTTGAAGATTTAATCAACGCTTTTGTAACACCGTCTTGATCATTCTTATTAAATTCCATATCAACATCAACACTATCTTTCAACATAGTTAATACATCAGCAGATGATAACCAACATTCTACTCCATTATAATCTAATATTTCTGTTTCTAAAAGATTGATAGCTAATACATCTTTAGTTTTAAAGTTAGTCTTAACAACATACTCTCTGTTCTCCATTTCTAAATGATCCCACAATTCTAAGAATAATACATTACCACCTGTTATTAATAAATGATATTGTTCTGACCATATCTTATCATAATCTATACCAGCGAATACTGAATCAAAATTATTTTTCTCTTCATTATAGTTTCTTAATTTTTTATCTTGTAAATCAAATACTAAAAATCTTCTATTCTTAACATCATTACCATATATGAATTGATTATCATTAGTAGAGAATATCATTATTGATCTTGATAGTTTCTTTATATCATTGTTCCCACCTTTTGGTTTGATTTTAAAATCTTCTAATGATGTCATGTTCTTAAATTGATTATGAGCTTTCTCTCCGATTCCAGATTCTTCGATAAATGTAACACAATAATCTGCTAACTTATCTTTGAATTTCCATTCGTCTTCATCTAACTTTGCATTCTCATTCATTAGATTAGCTTTCTTGAAACTACCAAATAATTCTTTTGTAATAAACTCAGTCTTACCTGTTCCTTCTAAACTTTTAAACACTGCTACATTCTCAGCTTTACCACCCAATCCTTTCTTCACTACACTAAACAATAAAGTTTTCATTTTCTTTTCATTCATATTAGTATCACCTTTACAATACTTAACAAATTGTTTTACAAATTTATCAGTTTCGCTCATAGCTTCTAAATCTTTTTTATCATAATTAAAATATAAACTATTAAAGAAATCTTTACTTGTATCAATTTCATTAGGTCTTCCTATTAGATTTAATGCGCTCTTCCAAGAAGTTTTATTAATTCCAAAACCTGCGCAATGTTTTGTTGGTACATTAGCTTTAACTATTGTAACCATACCAGATGATGAATGTTTATCTTCTTTGTTATATTCAAAATTAATTTCCCAATCACTATAATTAACATATTCATCAGAAACCTTTTCATCTCCTTTCTCCCATAAATCTCCTGGTATCTTATTATAAAAGCTATTTGAATATTTACAAAATCCTACTTGTATCTCTTTTTCTTCTAAGAAGTCTTTAATAATATTTGTTGTCTTTGTGCTGTTTTTGTTATAAGTTTTCATATTGTTTTATTTGTTTTTGTTTTATAAGTTATATATCTTAAAGTATATCTTCCCTCTGTGTTTATTTTAATAATTTTGGATAATTCTTTTATATCCAGTTACTCCTTTTTCTTTACACATATGGAAAAAGCTTCCTATGGTTGTTCTTGCACACATTCCATTACCTCCCCATTGTCCAATCAAAGTTTTAAATTCAACATCTAATTGGTATTTATTATTGTTACCAGATTTCGTAACCCAAATTTCATCAGTCTTATTAACCTCTCCTAATTTCATAAATCTTTTAAATAGCTGATATGCTTCTTGTTGAGAAATCTTCTCGTCTTTAAGAATACTCGCAAACCCAAATCCATATCTCATTAGATCATATCTCTCTAAAGCTATTGGTAAATCCAACACTTCTAAACTTTTTAATGAGTTGTCTATTCTTTCATAAGTATTATCATAAGTCTTATTCTCTCCATCATTAGAGAAATGTGGTTTAGATGATGCTCGTAATTCATCCATAGTATAATAATCAGAAGGTATGAATCTTAGGTATTCATTCTCTTCGTGGATTTTAATTAACCCAATGAAACATAATCTATTTAAATCATTTGATGATAAATCTAATTTAATATCAATGTTTAATGTATTATTAATTTTAGATAACATCCTCGATCCGAAATTCTTATATAATAGTTTTAGATTAGATTGTGTGATACTATCTTCTTCGAACCTAAAGAATAACTTTACACCTCTTCTACTTGGAGAGATCATTACGATATTACATATCTCAGCCGAAAATCTTACGATCTTTTTTAAGTCTTCTAAAGATAAAGAATCTATATCATATACTAAATATCCAGAACTGATGAACTCACCCTCTAAATGATTCCCAATATTATGAGTGTTTATACAATTTAACTTATCTTTGCGACTCTTATATAATGAAGAAGCTTCGGGGTTACCCCCCAATTCTTCTAATTTTAATCTTGCGCATATATCTAAGTCATCTTTCTTTGGTTTAATATCCTTGATATTTACCATCTCCCAATTATCTATACCTCTCTTTAAACTTCTTTGATACATATTGGTGTAGTATTTAAAATTCATAATAATTAATCTATTTTCTTAATTGCTTCTTTCCAGTCAATACCATTCTTCTCAAAATGTTCTACTATTAAGTCTTGTAAAATATTATTATAACTTACATGTTTATAATCTTCTTCTTTTACCAAAAGTTTTTTAAGCTTCAAAAGTTTTAAAACATGTTTGGTTGTTTTCATAATTGTTTCTTCTTGTTTCATAATTGTTTGTTTGTTTTTATAAGTTATATATAAGAAGTTATACTCTCCCTTATACTATTATATAAAAATATATTAATTATGTCCTCGTCTTCCGTGTCTATTTTGGACATGGACACAAGGAAATCGATGTCTCTGATCAATGGGCTGAGAAAAAAAAGAGAAATGTCCTTATGTCCTTATGTCCTTGTCTAAAGCAAACCCCTATAGAGATATAGTATGTATAGTCTTATACCCTTTTTGTACTATATAATATAAAATATATAAATATATAAGGACATAAGGACATACCCTTTAAAAGCTTTGATTGGATACAAACAAACAAGAAAATTTGATGTCCTTGTCTCAGAGACATACGGATAAGATAAGGACATAAGGACATAATCAATACAACTCTCCCTTTTTTGATTATATGTTAATTATATTTTAAGATAATAACAAACAAACAGTATATTATAGATATATACTTTAAGTGTCAATTAATACTTTATTGATATTTTTGTTTGACAACAAGACACTTCTAAAAGCTACTGAACTCTCGGTAGCTTTTTTTGATTATAAGCTTTTATCTTAAAAATATCCAAAGATTTTAAGATAAAAGCTTATAATCAAAAAAGTATCCAAAACCCATATTTCATACTTGATATATAAATTATAAAAAACAAATAACAATTATGATAGCACAAACAAAACACAAAACAAAAAACTCAGAATCATTAACTAACTATAAGAAGTATTTCTATAGTAACAGATCTAAAATTTCTTACAAGAGTTATAAGATGATAAATGGTGTATGTGTTAAGATCTTAAATGATTTCTTAACATCAAGAGAATTATCTTTACTAATCGATTTAAAAGAACATACTATGTTCATAGGAGAACTATACAAACAGATCAAAGAGAATTTCAAGGATGAAGAGTATCTAACAGAGATTAAAGATAAGTTCCAATACTATAAGGAATGGATTTTGGACCAATCAGATATGAAGGTGTAAGGTA